GGTTTTGTGGGTACTGCGACGATGCAGCGCCGACAAACACGACAGCTTTGCTGGTGGCAGGAAGGCTGTTAACCGTTGCGAGCGCGTTGCTTGCCGAGTACATCGGAGCAACCGTCAAGTTACCTGCGCCAGAACCGTTAAGCGTAACGTCAGTCGTTACAACGAACTGGAACAACGAACCTGTGGACTCGCGGGTCTGTGGGTTAACTGCGTAGCAGTCAGCCACAGTAAACACGTCGCCAGCCTTAACCGTTGCGCTAGCGCCTGCGCCAGTGATGGCGATAGTGGTTGCGCCTTCGCTGGTAACAGCCGCAGAAGTCGTGCCGCCCGTAGCCGTACGCGATCCGGTCGTAAACTGCTTGATCGACTGAGACATGTTGATCTCATCAAACCCAAGCACACCCATACCCATCATGCCATTCTTAAACTGGCGGCTAATGGTGTCGGTGGGGTTAAACAAGCCCTTCATGCCTTCAACCAGACCAGCGTTAGCTGCGGGGTTAACCGTAGCGTAACGAGGGCGACATAACGGCAGCGTTCTCGTTCAGTTTTTGTTGAGCTTGCAACAGAACTAACGACGTGCCAGGCGTTGTGCCAGGCGTGCCTACCGTGTTGCCAACATACAGATACGAATTAGCAACGTCTGCATCAATGCTTGATGCAAGCTGGCTAATACGCGGCTTAAGAACGCGCTCTGCGAAGTCGTCCAACTGCAAGGTCAATTCAGCAGAAGTAAAGTTAACGCCAATGTGTTTTTGTGAAGCAACAGTCAACGTGGTAAATTGCTCGTTATCTGACTGAACTTGCAGAGCAGCTCCATCAGTA